CTTTCATAAAACTGTCTGGTTTTATCCATGTCTACTGCTGTTGTCTGTCCTAAATGCAGATCATCTGCACCCATATCTTTAGCCCATGTTTCTAATGATTTTACTAGTTTAAGTGCCACTCTACTACCTCGATACTCAGGTAATACAAAGAATCCTAAATCGCTAACTCTTTTGCGATTACTAAAAAAATACTCATGGGCTAGACCTGATATAAACCCAACAATCTTGTCATTCTCTATTGCAATAAATCCGACTGCATTAGGATTCTTAAATAAATGTAGAATCTTGTGCTTTTCTGGTATTGCGTAAGCAAACTCTGCCTCGGCTACCATTTTGGTAACTAATTCAAAAAACTCCTCTAAACGAGGTAGGGTTAGTTTTTCTATTATCAGAAGTAACCACCACCTAATAGACCGCCACCTAAAGCTCCTAATGCACCACCAGCTATACCTCCATAACCACCTAAGAAACTAGATGGCAACATACTGCCTAGTGCGTAACCACCTAAACCGCCTGCAATACTACCACCAAGCGCGCCTGCCGTTCTGTTTTGATAGGTTGGCTGTGCAGCAGGAGTTCCAAACTGACCAAGTGGTGAGCCGTAAACAGACGATAAATAGCCTGACAACTGCTCGTAAGGTAAACGCTGTTGGTAAGCAAATCTATTCATCTGCTCTTGTAGAGGTTGTGCTGAAATTGCCTCTCTCTGTGCTCCAATTTGTCCTAGTGTTTGAGAAGGCAAGAACTGCTGACCATAAATTTGGGGTGCTGCTTGGGCTAATGCAGCTTGTTGCAACTGAGCCGCTTGTTGTAATCCTCTTTCTTGTTGGTACTGTGATCCTGCGATATTGGATGTAATATCCCCTAGAGACCTTCCATACGACTCTGTAGCCGTTCCCAATGCTCTTTCCATAGCACCACTACCCAAACGACCAGACTTGCTGTAAAGGCTCGATATGCCAGGCAATACTGCTTGGCTAAACTGTTGGGTTAGTGGGCGAGTCGCTGCCTCCATCATTGCTTGTTGATAGGGGTTTGCATTTAAAAACCCACCGGCAGCAGTTTGTCCTACTTGACCTAAAGACGATTGATAAGCCTGTTGAGCCTGTTGTAGAACAGGAGATTGTTGGCGAGCAATATCTTCTTGAGCTTGTATTGATTGTAATGTTTGTTCCGATGGGCTTACATAAGTTTGACCAGGAAACATTTGTGGTTGTTGGCGCAAAAATACTTCTTGTGCTTGGCGTAAACCCTCTGTTAGGAATGGGCGAATAGTAGCGTCTATCTGTGATGCTCCTGCTGCTGGTGCGCCAGGTGTGATAGGTTCGCTAGGTAAAAAGCTAGGTGGAGATGCTGTATATCCAGCAGCCGGTGTTCCATAATTTTGGTTATAAAACTGATTAAACGCATCTGCATCTGCTCTATATCCAAATGGCTGACCAAATTGATCGTTACCAATTACTGCTAATCTATTGTTACCAAATGGGTCGCTTGCTCTTTGCGCGTCTAATTGCTGTTGAAACGCATTTCTAGCGTCTTGGTAATTAGGAGGCAATGGTCTGTTTGGATCAAACGATTGTGTTAAAAATGGGTTCAACATTGTTGAGTCTCCAATTGCCATAATTATTCCTTTATCCTACGATGATGTATTGAAAGTTAAGGTCGTTATGACCTGTGTTTCTGTGCGTAATGGTTGCTGAACCGCTTGTTTGTGCTGATATAAAAAGATGCGCCATTTCTTGTGCTGCATGACTAGAAGTTGGTGTAAATAAAATAACCGACTTATTACCTATTCTTGCATCTGTAAGCGTAGTAGTTGTAGACGATTGAGTTAAAGTAATCGTGCCTATATTGTTAGTCTTGCCATTCATAATGCCATTGACTACTTCGGCAACACCCCTTTGGTCTGCACCAAATGTAGGTAACAATCGAAACATTATCTAGTTCCTAAAGGATTCATTTCTATATCAATTCCTACTGTGTTTGTCCAAGTTCCTGTAGGAGTTAATTGTAGACGATGATACCTTCCGACACCACGCAAAGATACTCTATTTTCTGCATCTGCTGCAGTCTGAGAGCCAAATGCTACAGACTCCGTAAGAAGTCTACGAGATACTAAAGCGACTGATCCAGAGCCATTATCTACAATTGGCTTTGCTATCGTAATTGCAGAAGTTGTACCAGGCATTTCTATATCACCTGTCTCAATAATAGCTGTAGCATTTGAGCCTGAGAATGTAATAATCTTGGCATCTCGAACACCAGCAAACTGCATTTTGCCACCAAGCCAAATACGGCTATCAAACGATGTGGTGATTGTGTCTACATTACCAAAAATGTCTAATCCCTCTAATGTAAAGGATGGTGTAGAACTTGTTGCTACACGATCAACATTAGTAGTGCCACTTGTCCATTTACCTGTTTGATAATTGTAAATAATCAATTTATCGGGTGTAGCAGAATCGTTTGATGCGTATGCCCAAACTACTAACTTTCTTTCAGGATCTATGGCAGCAGACATTTTGTCTAAAATGCCTTGATCTACATCTGCAAAAAAGAATCGGTTTACTTTCTCGTTCCCAATTGGCAATACTTGTTGTCCATCACACGCATAGAAACCATCATCTGCTAAGAAGAAACTTGTTCCTCCATACTGCACAATACTGTTTGCCTCAAAGCATCCTAGGTTACGACTGATATTATCGAACTGAAATATCAAAGGACTGCCAATGTAGCTCATGCGATGTATTGATCTGTCCATAAAAACTAGACCAAACTCACCACCAGTAACACCAACTACAGAGCCACCATCGGGAATATCTTGGAAGTCTGCTTGGGTTGTTGCTGATGCTGTCCAACTAGACTCATCTCCTAATGCTGACCATTGCACCCTGTTTGGATATACAGTAGAGCTATTTACATAGCCTGACACTACAAAATCGCGCACAATTGTTATGTACCGAGATTGTGGAGCATCTGATGCTAAATCTTGGAATGTAGAAGAACTATTAAGGTTAAATCCTTGCAGTCTGTTACCACCATTAGCTGCGACAATCACATTACCAAATTGAGTAAATCTCCATCTTTGGTTTAAAGGTGTTACATAAGCAAAGGTTACTGTGCCTGTATCAGCAGTCGTACCAATATTTCCACCAGTTTGTGCATAGGTGAAAGTTGTAGTTGTTGGGACTGTAGTAATAGTAAAAGTTCCATTAACTGCAACATTTGTAACGGCTGTTACAGTAACAGAATCACCCACAGAATAACCATGTGTTGCAGATGTTGTAATTGTTACTACTTGGCTTGTCTTTGCTACATTGCTAATTGTTTTACTAGCTTTTACTACAGAATCCAAAGATAGGTCTGATGTGTCTAGCTTAAATAATTTTGTATCGCCACCAGCAAACACAATGGTTGTGCCAGAGGTATTTTTAGCTGCAACAACATTGGTTAAGTTTTCCGATGCAGAGGCAGAGTAATCTACAGCAGACTGTAAACCACCATAGCCTACAGCTTTAGAAAAGACATTCTCTGCCCTTTGTAAGCCGTTAGTAATACCTGGCTGATCTGGAGTCCACTCTCCGAAAGTTATTCTACTTATTGCCATTGTGAGTTTCCGCTAGATATATTTGACCAAGTTGTTACTGTTGGTGTTGTTCCTGTCCAAGTTTCTGAGCCTGCTGATGCAACAGTCCATACTGTCGCACTAGGTGATACACCTGTCCAAGCCTCTGTTCCTGCTGTCTCGTCTGTCCAGTTATCGCCTAAGACTCTGCCAAAGCAATTAACTAGGATTATTCCGTTGACTGTTGCTGCTGCACTATAAACGGCTACTGGGTTTGCTGTTACTGTTGCCTGACAAACTACAGATCCTATTCCTTCAAACTCTACACCGCCAATAGCACTAACTGTCGCTGTTGCTAAGATACTGCCTGTGCCTAGTCTTTCTCTGATTCCTTCTGCGACTGCTGTGCCTGTGGCTGAAATAGAGCCAGAGCCTGTTCTAGTCCTAATAGCGATTGCCGATACTGTACCAGTTGCGCTGATAGCACCTGATCCACCAAATATTCCAAATCCATTAGCGAGGATCGTTGCCACACAGCTAACAGATCCAGAGCTTGTTCTAATTCTGATTGATTCTGCACTTACTGTTCCTTGTGCTACGACTGAGCCTGATCCACTACGGATTGCAAAACCACTTGCAGTTACTGTACCATCGGCTGTTATAGAGCCTGATGAGGTTCTTGTTCTTACTGCGCTTGCTGATACTGTGCCATCTGCTGTTACTGAGCCTGCACCTTGTCTTGTCCTAATACCATTAGCTGATGCACTTGCATTAGCTGTT